TTGTTTGATCCCGGTGGTCTGCCACGTTTCTTTCTTGCCGCCTCAAATTCTCCTATATTAGCCATCCTGCCAGTTCCAGGTTCATCTACATTTCCAGTTCCAGGTACAGGTTCATCTACATTTCCAAATCCAGGTCCATTTGACAATGACTTTGAAATTATATCACGAATAGTTCTTTTTAATTGAGCGGATCTTTGATCAATTATGCGAATTATATGGAGGTTTTCTGATCCTGCTGGAAGAGAATCTAGGCTTTGTTGTAAGTCTTCGCAAATAGTTTTTAATATTTTATAATCGTTTAAAGACAAGTTATTTGGATTTACACTCTCGACTTTTTGTCCTAAATAATCGCCAAGTGTATTTTGCCATTTATAAGGGTTTTTAGGATCGTATCTTCCATGTCTTACATTTGATAAGAAGTTTTTGAAACGATCCCATATCCCTCTTTGCATTGGTTGTCCAGTTTGACCGGCTTGACCATCTTGACCAGTTTGACCAGCTTGACCGGCTTGAAAAAAGCTAGGAGTAACCATTGTCTTTTTTAAATCAAACACCCATTTGTCAATTTCGCTATCAATAGAAGAAAAAATATTATTCATTTTTTCTTGTGCTTCTTGATTGTTGGTGTTGACATTTTGATTAATATCATCTTCATTGAATGATGATCGAAATTGTTTAAAGTTTATCATTGGTTATCTCCTTGCATTATATATCAAAAAATATTTAGTTATGATCACTAATATATTCGCCAATTTTCTTTAATGACATAAGACAAGAATCAAATCTGTGATAGTCACTTGATATATATTCTAAAGCTATTTCATCAAATTTATCTGAAATTTCATCTTCTACTTCGAAATAGATTGCTTTTCCTCTTTTTCCTACAACTTTATATTTGTGCATTAAAATATAAGCCGCCGCTCCAAGATCTGTTACAAATCGGTGATTTTTTGGATCGAAGTTATATTCACCAATTTTTTTTAAAGACATGATGCAAGCGTCAAACCTATGGAATTCACTTGATAAATAATCCAAAGTTAATTGGTCAAATTTGTCTGATGAGTGTTCATCTGTTATTAAAAAATAGATGTCTTTTCCACGTCTTCCAACAACCTTTATATCATGCATTAGCAAATATGCAGCAGCGCCAAGATCACTTACGCTTTTTTGATTTCTTTTCATTTCTTACCTTTCTTTTCTTTCTTTTAAGATATTTATCAACTTAAAGCAGCTTCGGCAGCTAACAAGCAACCTCTGGCTACTGAATACAATGGGTCACTAGGTTTTACAACGCTGCCAATTTTAATTGGCAAAGTGGCTTGCATTAAAGTTTCTTTGAAAAGTTCTGCAAATCCATTTGGAGAAGACGTTCCACCAGCTATGACAACATCAATTTCAGAATCAGTTCTTACAGTTTTAGTAACATCTGTAAATCCTTTTTTGATTCCGTTGACTGTATGTTCAATCATAAGTCTATACTGAGTATGAATAGCTCTTTCAACTAAATTTGCAGGCGGTTTTGTAAGATCAACCTTGGTTTTTTCTTTATTTATGAAAGAAATTGTTTCGCCAGTTGCTTTTGCGGTTTGTTTGTCAATCCAGTCGCCAGAATTTACTATGGCAAATGCAAACACAGGATTGCCGTACATTGCAAAACAAACGTTTACCATTCCCGCTCCAAAAGATATTCCAATTCCCGTATAAGCCTTACTTCCAAGTTCGGCATAAACTAAAGCCAAAGCTTCATTGATAGGATGGGCATCGACCTTTAATCCGGTTTCGCTTTTATAGGCTTTAAAAATAGCATCAAGAATTCTTTGGTGATAATCAGCATCTGTTTCTTCGTTAATTGCATTAGCTGGAACGCAATAGTACAGAACATCTCCATCTTTTTTTAATCCATTGATCAAAGAATGAATCATAATAGACATAATTTGAAAAGCTTCTTTTTCTTTTGGATTTACACATCCATGAATCATAGGTCTTTTCAATTCAATTTGACTGAATGTATAAGTCATTTCGCATGCTTTTTCGCCTAAAGCATATGCAACTTTATTTAATTCAATTAAAGGAACTTTTGCAGATTTCATCATGTTGAAAACCATTCTGCTTTCTAATGGAATTTCCATAAAAGCATTAACTTCTCTTTTGTAAACAAAATTTCCTTCACTATCTCTATTGCAACACACTAAATTAAATGTTCCACAATCAAATCCGAGTGCCATATTACTTTCTCCTTTGGTTCATTCTTGTTTTCCAAATTCAATTTTCTGGGAAAAGCCGAAATCCGGTATTGCCCATTCAACCTTGTCTTCTTCAAACTTTGGTTTCTTTTCTTTTTCGTGTGATTCTTCCACGAATGATTGCGCGTTTATTTTGAGATTATCGGCATTCAAATTGATGTTTAGTTCTAAGGTTATAGAAACTTGAACTTCACCTTCTTTGGTTAATATTTTTACTACATTTGGTTTTATGATTTGTGCCAAAACGCCATCTCCAATAAACACAATATTACATTAGTTATCCAGCCAATATTAAAAAAAAAGACATTAAGGCGAAGTCCATTTTTCAAACATCGTTTTTATGCCTATTTTTATTTCTTCTTTAGAAATTTCAGTTAAACATGGCTTTGTTTTATTGTTGCCTTTTGTGCATTTTGAAAAATCATAACAAGGTCCACATGACCAATCGCCGTTGTCTCTATGCTTTTGAATTAAAACAAAGTCAAAGTGCTGTCCATAGACTTTTCCGTTTGCAAATGTGAAAATTCCAACTAAAGGCTTTTTCAATCCTCCAGCAAGATGAAATGTCGCTGTATCAACCGATATGACATAATCTGCGCAAGCTATTATGCCCATCCATTCCCTTAAGTTTTTAGTATAAATGCCAGGTATATTTACAGATTTTAAAATGCTAAGCTCTTTGTGGTGTAAACCTATAAGATTATAATCTTTTGTTGCCTCTGCGATTGTGTCAATTTGAATCGAAGTTAAAGATTTAAACATATTTGCAGATGTTGGAGATAAAATTATATTTGGTTTATCGTTTTTATAAACATTTTTTATTTTTTTATTGCAATATTCCAAAGCATTTGAATTAAACCTTAAACACATGTCATGAGATTTCAATTTTACGCCACAATAACCTGCCCACAAATCAGATCTGTGCTCAGTATAAGTAAAAGCTTTATTTGTTTCATAAAAATTTACAATTGGCACATCTACTTGATATTCGATATTATATTGTTCTTCGTCAATTTTATTGTTGTCAACTATTTTGTCAATATAAGGATGATCAATGATTGCGTCTTTAAAATTTTCTGAACAAGATACAATAAATTCTGAATCTGGAATCAAAGACTTTAAGTCTTTAAACATCATTCTAAGCATTAACAAATCACCAAGACCGCCATGATGTCTAAATAAAATTTTATTTTTAATTTGATAATATTCTTTTAATGATAAATTTTCTTTAATATTTTTTGTTTTTTTCTTTAAAATTTTTACCATTTTATATAATAGTAAAAAAGCCTCAGTAACCAGTTAGGCTACTGAGGCTTTTGAAATTTTTATTTTTTTTAACTTTGACAAACACTTTTTACAGATACTAAAACTTGAATGGCAGTTGTAGATCCTCCGGAAACAGTATTTGCAAATTCGAGCTTGCTAATTGTCAAGTCTCCATAATTGAAAACCTGTGTTTCACCTGAACCAAGATCAAATACTGCACCAGCTATTCCGTTAATCTTGCACTTTACTGGTGTATTTCCTTGGTTTGCAATTTGAACAAATATTGCATAGCCATTTGTGTCACCCAAAATATCAACCAAGTTATCAGAATAAGTAGATTCATTCTCTACTGATAAATCATAAACTTTTGGATATGTGTTTTCTTCTGAAAAATCACTGTAATATGATCCATCATCTGTTAAAACTTCAATAAAAGCTTGCTCAAGTGGTAATTGAGGAAATGCAAATCGCTTCCAGTAATTACAATCGTTAAATTGATCGCCATCTTTTAATTTGCGAATTTGACGATTAGGACCAGCAACAAACATAGTTCTTTGAATTGAAGGAACTATTTCTTGTCCAGGTGCCGTAGGATTTAAGTCTAAAGTTCCTTGAAGAGAATTGTTTAAAACCACTTTAAATACGCTCATGTTTCTCCAGGTGTTTTTATTGACGCCTTATTACTCTATTTATCCAAATGATATTTATAAATCATAAATATTACATTCAGGAAACATTTTTTTGAATAGATTTTCACCAAAACCAGTTACAATCAAATTTGTATTTATGCCGCTTTCTGCTGCTAAATAAAGATTTTCATTTTCAACTCCTACAACTAATCCCGCATCAGAAAAATCTATATTTAAAAAAACATCAAATCCTTTGCTTTCTAAATTTTCATATAATTTTTTTATTTGATCTCCTGTTAAAGATCGAACTGGTTCTATTCCATTTGAAATTATGACGCATTTTTTATTTGATGGGTTTGTATTCGTTTTTATTGGTAAAATCTCTATATCAGATTCTTTCATGAAATTTTCAATAGGGTGAGTATTATTTTCATCTTTAATGGTTCTGATATAACCAAATAAATTTCTATTTTTATCTAATTCTTCAAATTGAATAATTCTCTGTTCGCCTTTAAGTAAATACATGTAATTGTTTTTGCAAGATAAATAAACTTTAATTCCTGGAAATGTTTTTTCCATTGTTGGTCTTAAAATTTTTAGTTGTACAATATATTCTCTATTATCTCCATAATAGGCGATACAGTAATTGTCTTTTATTTCTGCATATTGCGGCAAAGGAACTGGCATGAAAAAATCTCAAGAAGAAACAGTTGTTGGTTTAGATGCTTTAAGGGAGTTTGCACGACAATTCCCTAACGATATTTACGGACAAATTATAATAGAAGAAATTTTAAAAGCAATGTTGGGAATAAAAGAAAAGGATGAAAAAAATGAAGAAACAAAAAAGTGAATTGTATTTATATCTCGGCAAAAGAGATAAAACAGGCATAAGAATTTTAGCAAAATTAACCGGCAGTTCGCAAAACGCAGTTAGAATTGATAATATATCGAATTTATATTTGCCAATTGCATGGGAAATACAAATCAATCAAATAATTCACGAATCAAGGATGATGTGGGAACCATGGTTGGAATCTGCTTCTTCTTTTGAAGAACTTGCTTCTAAACTTCAAAAAAGAGGTTATAAAAACTTGCCAATCAATGGATCTACAGAATTAAGGGATTCGACAGTGTCAAATCCCTTAATCAATACATCTCATTTGCCAAACAAGACAACTATGCTAAGAAAAAAATTTTAGTCTCGTTGTACGTACATGCGATGTATAAAAAAGTTGCCTTTTTCGTTTTCTACTAAAAAGTGATGTCCATTTACTTCCGTAATTGTACCACCTTTTTTCTTAAATTCTTTTGCAACTTCTTCAAGATCGCCTTCTTGTACGTCCATTCTTGAAATAAGTTTTTTATATGAAATCTTAGATTCCACTTGTATACCAACCATATTCGGCTTGGCTTTAGCGTCATGCTGATGTTCCATCCATTTTTTGAAATCGTTTAAATCAAATGGTCCGAATGGATCACCAAAATTGTCAATCCTTTTGTTCATTGTTTCCAACCCCGAAAAATGATAAAATATTTTCTGCTTCTATGTGAGAAGCATTTGTATACTTTGGTCCGTGAGAACAATCTGCAACTGAAACTTCATTATACTTTTGATTGTTTAGCCAGTACAAATTGCCATCAATAAGACCGTGCGCAACTTCGTGTTGCGGGTACGTCCACAACCCGTTTTCTAACTTTTTTGATCCAGGTCTTTCTGTTTCAAAAGAGTCATCGCAACAAAGCAATAACAATTTTTCAACCCCAAACCTATAAGCTAGTCCAATCGCTGCACAAATTGGATTTCTATAATCATCAACTTGCCATCTTGCTTCTTTCATTCCTGTTGTTGTATAGCTCAATTCATTCACTGGATAATACCGCATCTTTCTTCCAGAATAATTATCTAAAAAATTACAATTTGTTCTTGGACTAGCTATACAAGTTGGTAAAACACGTCCTTTCTTTGGCAAATATCTCATGCACTCATCATAAGGATTGTTTACAACATAGTAGTTAATGCTTCTACTTGTAATTTCCCATTTCAACAAAGACCCGTTTACGCCTATTATGGTTATATTTTTAGGTAATTGCGATAATATGTGGTGAATTTTCTTAAAATCAAAGCCGTCAGAAACAATTATGACATTGGGATGAAACAAATTTTCTGAATCTACCCATTGATATCTTTTAAAATTGTTTTGAACTTCATTAGTCAAAAATAAAAAATGATCACTGTTTTTTATTGTTTCATTTAAATCAACAAATGGTACATTGTTTAAACCAAAATTACGCACCCACATATTTTGAGGCGTAATAATGTATTGATTATTGTTTGGATGTTTTTTAATTCTCATTCTTATGTGTGCCATTCATATAAATTGAACTTAAACTTACTTCAAGCAAAGCTGCTATTTCTTTCCAAGTTCTTCCTTCTTCTCGAAGCTTTTTAGCCATAATTTTTTTTTCTTTTGTGTATTGTCCTTTTAAGGGCTTAAATTGTTGAGGCAATCCATGTTTATACAAAGTTCCTCTATCAACACCGATTTCATGGGCAATTTGCTCCCAAGTTTTATTTTCCATTCTTAATTTTTTGGCTTGTTCAATTTTTTCTGGGGATAATGTTCTGTAAGATTCTCTATTCTTCAAACTACCGGCATATTTTCCATCATGCCAACCAAATTCTTTAATAATTCTATACAAATGAGTGTGACAAATATTTAGCTTTTCTTCTATATCATGCCATGTAGATCCAGATTCTCTCATTTCTTTTATATTGTCTAAAAATTCTGGTGTTATTTTAAATTCATTTCCTTTGCCTTCATTTACATGCAAACCATATTCTTCAAGAATATTATAAACGGCATTTCTTCCTAAATTTAATTTTTTGGCAATTTTGGTTTTTTCCATTCCTTTTTGAAATAATTCTACAACTTTTTCTCTATTTTTTAATTCTGAAGCAATTATCTTGCCATTTAAAGATAATTCTCTAAGGCTTATCAATTTAGCATCATGAACTAAAGAATGACATTTGTTGCATAAAGGAATTGTTTTAGTTCCACCTTTCGATTTTGGAATTACATGATGGTTAATATCAGCAGGTTCTTCACATTCAAAACATTTTACATTATTCATGATTTTTCTCGCAAAAAAGGGTTCATGATATATTATAGTGTGTTGCTATAGTTTTTCAATTTTTACAGGGGACTATTGCAACGCAATTTCCGCTATCTGGATCTCCTGTTAGCCTGCTAATGTCAAGATTGATCTTAACATCAATAGGAGCGCCTTTATAAAC